TAATAAGCTAGTAGAATTTTATAGAAATCCAGATAATCTTCGTTTAATGTTGACTGATGAACCGATGGGACGCCTAGTTCGCCAATTAGGGCGGCAGGCTCCTGGATGGAAGACAGCGTTAGCGCAGTTGCGTGGTATTGATAATAAGTGGTATAATCATATGAATACTCTCATGAGTAATATTATGACTCATGCCGAACTTGTGCGTACTACAGGAATAGCTGTTACTCAGAGGTGTGAGCCTACGGTGCTAAATCTTCAAGGGATGGGTGGTCAAGGAAAGGGCGCTTCCATGCAAATTTTTCCAAAAGCCGTATATGAAGTTGTACAAAAGATGCTACCTCAGTTGTATCCTGATCCCTGGAATCCTACAATGGTTTATACCAAAGCAAAAAATTCTGATTTTTGGGAAGGATATGATCAAAACTTTTGCGTCGTTCATGATGAGATGTTAGCGGTAGACGATCCTACTACCCGAGGTGAGCAATGTGCGGAATTTCTCAATATGGTGGATACTAATCCTATGTCATTAAATATGGCATTTGGTGCGAAAGGGCAAAATTATTTTACTAGTCCTTTTATAATTGTGGCTACCAATGCTACGGATAAATCCCTTCGATCCGAATCGGGCATGACAGCTCCTACATCGTTTTTTAGACGTAGGCATGTTAATGTTACAGTTTCTCGTAATGAGCATGTTGAGGATATTTTACAGAACGAATCTTATCAAAGAGCATGGTTTTATACTGAATATTATGACCCGGACCCAGCAAATGCACAACATCTTGCCCTCCAGGATCAGACTGTTACTCTTTGTGAACATGGTCAGTTGTGCTCAAAAAAAGAATGTTCTAGCAGACATGTTGAATCATATTATGAGTTGTTGAAGCGGAAGAAGGTACAAACTTCAAACTTTAAAGAAATAGCTCATAGAGTTGCAATGGAGATTGTGAGGAAATATAAAACTACGTCTTCCCTTCGGCAACGATTGGCGACACATGAGTTTTTTCCAGAAATTCGTCCGGTTAATGAGGCTCATGGAACTCACCCTTATTCTTATTTTGGTCTAGAGCATAATCCTGACAAAGAGAACAATCGTGTTTTGTATAATTTTCCTTTAGGTACTGAGCCTGTTGCTCGTGCTCCTCCTACAGTTGAGGTCAAGGTTATTGACCCAATTGTTATTACTACACCAGTGTCTAATCGTCTTGATGCTCCTGAAACTACTATTTTACCTTCAAAGTTTAAGCCTGTTGTTGTTACTACGCCTGTTAGTAAGCGTCTTGATGCTCCTGAAACAACTACGTTGGGCCCTCAGTCTCCTCCATTTTATTACGATCCTAAGAAAGAACTTTCGCAATCAGTTGCCCAGTATTTTCCAATTGTTCAACATGAGGAGATTGATTTCTCTCGTGTGCCCATTGTTCTTGACGATGGGTCAGGCGTAGGTGTTCATATTGTGCAGGGTTGGGAAGATTATCAGGCTAAGCGAAATGCTATGATTGTTGATGATGACATGCGACTTTTGGTGATGAAACAGCAGCAAGATGTGCTTTTGATTGATGTTGTTAAAAATGATGACCTTCATGTTTCCAACCCTGGAAGAATAGGAGGCATGTTGTACCAATGGCTCGTTCCTTCTTGGTTTGGAAAAGTTAATGGTCCTGAGCAAGTTTCTCCCTACAGACCGGCGTATCAGGCCTGTGCCATTATGGCTTTTGGTTCAATTACGCAGGTCAATGAGCACCTCTTGGAAAATGAGTATAATTTGAATGGAGTTTCGAAGACAGATTCTTTTCCAGAAAGAATGATGGCAAAAATTTTCCAGATGAGCCATAATCC